GTATTAAAAAATAAAATTAAAATAAAGAGTTTTTCATTATGAATAGAAGTAATAATCTTCAATTTTTGCAAGTAGCTAACAGAGAATGTCTGCCTATTTATCTTATATATAATTTTGTTAGTAATTATGTTTTAAAAAATATTAATCTGAAAGGAAAGTTTATCGCTTTTTGCGATATTATGACTAAATACCATTTGTTAACTTTCCCTGTTAACTCTTACATTTATATTATATCAAATTAAACTATACTTGTGTGTACCTCTTTATACTTATTTATACTTATTAATACTTATTGTTGAGTTCTTGGTAAATGAATATATTTCAATGCTGCCGTGTGCTTGTTAGCTCTGGTATTTGTGCTAATATCTAACCTAGTTTCAATCTCATCCCACTTCTTGCACTCTATATATCTCATGCTTAACAATAATCTGTACTCATCATTTTTAACATTGTCTATTACTTTCATAATCTCTAGTATTGAATCATGTAATTCTATGTTCTTTTGAATGATGTATTCTTTACACTCGTCCGTCTTATCTATCAGAGCTTCCCAGCTTGATTTATTTCCGCCTTTAATTTGTTCTTTAGCATAATCAATAGCTTTAACTTGAGACTTTCTATATTCAATAGTCTTTAATGTGTTATTTTTACTCTCAATCAATCCTTGAAGATAATTAATTCTACTTAAATAATGAATCTTCCAGTTTGCTCTCTTTTCTTCCTTTGTTCTCATATACTATCCTCTTTTAATCTTATTTAACTCTCTTGCGATTTAATACTAATACCAGCGCTAATACTCCTACAACTAAGAAAGTTAAATCTTTACTTGTTGTTCCTGTTGCAGCTAATTTCTTAACTTGATTAGTTTGTTTAGTTTGTTTACTTTCTTTCTTAACTTCCTTAACAACTTTAGTTACTTCTTTTACTTTTGGCTTTTCAATTTCTTTTGGCTGTTCTGGAATCTTAAGTTCTGGTAATTCTAATACTGGAGCAGGTGGCATCATAGGTATATCATTAATATCAATGTATGGCTTCTCTACAACTGGTGCAGGAGGTAATAATGGTATATCTTTTAAATCAAGATATGGCTTTTCAACAATCGGTGCTGGTGGCATTAACGGAATATCATTAATGTTAAGTTCTGGCTTTTCGTATTTAGGAGCTTCGTTAGGTATTTCAAATACTGGAGCTGGTTTGTTTTCTCCTTCTACGTTCCCAGTCCCTTTTGCGATTTGTACCTCTACATCTTTGTCCCAGTCTACATTATTGTCTGCTTGAATACGTAAGTTGTTAGTTGGATTTTTACTTAAATCTTTAACTTTTGTTGAGTATTCTAAAGATATAATCTCATTTAATGCAGGCAATTTAATTGTAAATCCATTTGAATAAAATTCAATGTTCTCTTTTGCTACTTCTCCAATTTTTGTCCACGGGCTTATGCTTGATAAAATTCTAGCTTTTAAACTTCCCTCTACATATTCTTGGTTATCGTCCCATTTATCAGTTATTACTGCGTTTGTTAGGTTAGCTTTTTTGTAATTAACACGTCCTGCCCATTTTATTATGTTTCCGTCTTGTGTACCCCATTTAGTAACTATCTCTTGTGGGTCTGGTACTCCATCTTTATCAACTTTCGTACTCACAATAGTTCCGTTGAAGTTTAAATCGTATGTTGTTGTGTCCGTTCCTGTTATTTTCTCTTTGTTCCACACAGTCATTAATGATAGCTGCATACTCTTATTTAATGGCTTGTTAGCGAAATAATCATTAAATACTGTTGTAACGTTGTTATTCTCTACACTTGCCGTTGCTTTACCTACTACAGCCCCCTCTGCGCTGTTTACATCAAAATTATAACTTGTTTGTAAATTCAGTTCTTGTGGTAGGTTAAACACCACTTTATCTCCGTTATTAATCTTTAAATCATCACTGAATTTAGTCTTATATTCTACCGTTACTGGATTGAATCTATCTCCGCTTGTTGTAACTTTTACTTCTGGCTTGTCAACTTTAATCTCGTCGGCTGCTGCATATCCTCCAAAAAATATAATCATAAAAATTGTTGTAATTGTAAATAATATCTTCTTCATTTATTCTTTATCCTTTCTTTTCTTAAGCTTCTAATATTGTAAAATCATCAATTTTCTTCCCGTCAATGTTTGTAACTCTCACAGACAAAACAGAGAAATAATAACCGTTTCCGTTATCTGCGTGGCACTCTGCTTGCGCTATCTCGTTTTGGTTATGGAATACTGTTATATACAGCTTGTTTACGTTCTCGTCGTAGAAAACTTCTTTATCATGTCTAAATTGAACATCAGTTATTACCCCTTCAAAATTTTCTGACAACTTCCAATCGCCATAAGCAACCGCTCAACAATCATTATCGGACATATAGAACTTGACTTTCGTTCCATCTTTTAAAGTTAAAGTATCTTCGTTAGCTTTCACTATCTCTCCATACAATAATACTTGTTTAAGTTTTTCTAAAGATTCCATTCTTTTATATCCTCTAACCTTCCTACTTTTAAATTTTTAGCACTTATTTTCTCTATCGTTAATTTTTTCGTTGCTAACAACTCTTCAAATTTATCCTCATGAACTTGTATTTTATTTTTATTCATATATGGCACTATAGCTTTACTCGGACTTCTTTCATAGTATTTCTTTTTATGAAATGTCTTTAATAATATTTTGGATATCAAATAAACAACGTTCTTTAAAAATCCCATTTTGTATCCTCTTTTCTTGCATTTCTACATAGATGTTACTTATAATTTCATAATTTGATACTGCAAACTGCATAAACTTATTTTCTATAAAACAACCTGTAGCATGTATCCCGCTTGCGCTCTTCAAAAAGAATCCGCCGTTCACGTTGAAAAGTACTTCGTACTCTGTTTCTCCATCTGTTATTACATCTCCTACATAAATATCTTTATTGTTTTTATCTTTCAAGCCTGTTTTTAATATCAAGAAAACAGCTTTAACATCATATATTCCATAAGGTGTATATACAGAATCGCTATTTACATTTATTTCTGATATTGGACTAACTACACCTAGCGGCTTGATAAACACTTTCATATCTTCGAAAATATTCATTATTCTTCCTCCACTTCAATTAATACTTTCGTTTTCTCCAACTCTTCTAAAAACTGTAGCGTTCCTATCGCTCGTGAATTTTGATAAACTTCATCTAGCTTTTTTGCAAAGTCTGAATCTAGTTCTATTTGCTTATTTTCATTTAACCTAGCTTTTAGAGTTATTGTCGATGTTCCTTTTTTAGCTTTTATCTTTACATCATCTAACCATATCTCTATATTGTCTTTTTGGAATATTTTTTTAAATTCCTCTATTACTTTTCTTTGATTCTCTTCGCTAGTATTTGATAAATCTGGTAAAGGATATAAATTTGCATCATATCCTTAATACTGTAACTTATCTTTTGTTGATTCACTTTCCTCGTAAATCCACGTTTGCGTTTGATAATCATGGTCGTAAGTTAGAACTATATTTTTTAAATGCTCTTTCATTAGCAAAACACCTCTTTTATTTCATCTCCGAAAAGGTCTATACACTCTTGCGCTATTTTTCTTGTTTTGAAAGTTGGTAAGACTGAGATGTGATTGCTCCAATTATATGTATTTATTCCTAGAAAACCTGTTTTAGCATTGTAATACATAACGTACTTGTTATCATAATCACTCCAATCAGGCTCCCAACCTTCATTTTTTAACTTAGCCCATTGGTGTAATTTAAATAATAGTTTACGTTCTTTTAAATAGTGTTTAGCTTCTTCATAAGTTTTGAAATATAGACCGTGTTCAAATGTACGTCTATCATTGATATTTAAATTCCGAGAAAATTTTTTCCCTATAATCATAGAATCCCCAACTATAAAATATACGGTTTCTCCATTTTCAGGATAACTTAACTCAAACTCTTTCTTATCATCTTCTAACTTGCTTATAAACTCATCTCTTAAAATTTTTGCTTTTTCGTCGTATTCTTTTAATAGTTCTTCTTTATTCATTTTTCAACAATTCCTCATTCTCGTATATATTCCCAATTACTTCAAATTCTTCAAAAGGTTGATTATCGAACAACACTTCTCTTTCTAGTAACATTTTTTCTAACATTCCACCAGGACTTTGAAATTTTGTTAAGGTTACGTTAGTTTTATCTTTTTCAACAGCAGCTATGTTACTTCCATCACTAACTGATAATCCACCATCATATTGCCACTCTTCAAAGGAATCCCTAAAACTAACTATATCTCCTACATAAATATACTTTCCATTTTTGTCTTTAAGACCTGTATTTTCCATAAATTCAACTTCATCGAAAGTATAATATTCAAAACTAATACTAGAATCTTCAAAACTTCTGTAATATTCATCATATATTTCTATTGTTTTTTCAAAAAAATCAATCTGTTCAACATCGAACACTTTTCTTTTACTTTTAACATAAACTCTAGGTTGTAACATATCTTTAAAACTCCTTATCTTAATTTATTTTTAAGGCTTGAATTGATTTTCAAAACAAGCCTTATTAACACTACTTGTTACCTACGAAAATTAATAATACTTTTTTATTTTCGTGAATGCTGTCAAGAATCTTAACTTCTAACACTTTTTCATTTGCTGCATCCAGCCCAATCTCATCAATATTACTATCTTGAATAAACTCATTAATATCGTTTGCTAACATTCCCTCTGTTGTTTCTATTTGTACTACTTTTTTAAGGTTATCTAACATTAATTTCTCCTTTGTTTTTGAATTTTGATTTTATTGATTTTTATTGAAAACATTATAGATCTAAGTTTAACAATTCAGTTAAACATTCTTCTTTTTCTTCTCTCTTTAAACTCTTAAATATTTCAATTATATCTTTAATAGCTTCTTGTCCGCTGCCTTGTAAAAGCTGTGATACTTCAATCCCTCCTTTCATAGCTATTACTTTTAATCTATTCTTGTTAGGTAAATGATATCCATTTTCCCATCTGTAAACATCTGATTTTTTAGCATCAACTAACTCTCCGAATTTTTCAAGAGTTAGTCCTAGATTGATTCTAATGTCGTGAATCTTCTTACCTACTAATTTCTTTTGTACTTCTTTTAAACTCTTATCTTTCATTTCTTTAATACTTTTTCTCCTTAATATTTTCTAAATGTATTTACACCGAAGTTGTAAGCTAATCTATACTCTTGACAAAGGCTTTCAACTTTGTTGATAAATCCTAAATAATCTATATCTGCATGAAACTCTCTGATTAATCCTAGTGTTATCTTTAAATGATTATCTAACCTACTTAAAACTAAATTATCTAAGCCGTTATTTATCTCATCTATATTGACTATTTCTCTTTCTACTGGTTTACTCGGTGTCGTCCATTTGTCCTCTGGATTAGTGCAAAGTTCTTGATATATAACTTCTTGTTTAGTACAGTTATATATTTCTTTGTGTACTTTCGAATATTCTCCGTCTTTTGCAATTATCAACATCAGAACAGATATAGATGTATCTTCAAAAGCTCCTTCTATTAGATTAAGTTCTACTAGTCTGTTACCTATTAAATCCCTCATTTTCTGTTCAGTTTTCCTATAAGCGATACCAGGGAAACATATATGAAAAGCGTACTTATCTGTATAGTTTAGTGATTTCAAAATGAATATATCATCAACAACACCGCTCTTTTTCCACTCATACTCTTGTTGTATATCCTTTATATCTTGTTCTGGTAGTTCTTTTAACTTCAACGAAAACGGAGGATTCATAACTACACAATCTGCTTTTACATCTTCTTTAAAGTTAAAGAAACTCATGTTATATATTTCTCTACTTGGAAATAACTCGCTGTTCTTTTCGAATGTATCACAAGAAGCTTTTTGAATTTCTACACCTATTAAATGTTTAGGTTTAATGTATTGTTCTAATTGTCCGCTACCTATAGCACCATCAAAAACTGTTGGATTATCTCCTACATACTTTTTTACTTTATTTGCTACATATAACCTTAACTCTTTACCTGTTATAAATTCTGCGTGTTTCTTCGCTATATCTCTGTTGTTGTGTTCTATCAATTTTTAACCTCTTTATCTATTACCTTCTGCAGCTCATATACACTTACACCTGTTACCTTGCTAATCTTTTTCCATGTGCTATAACGTTGCCTTACGATTCCCTCTCTAGCTTCTTGTATAGTTTTTCTATGTAGTCCAGTAACTGCGGCTAATCCCGTGTTAGTTACTCCAATTTCTCTCATTAATTCATCAAGTTTAGTTCTTTTCATTTTCTTTTATTGTCTTTCTGATAAGTTCTAAGACTTCTGCAGGGCTTTCTATTACTTCTATTTCCTCGTTTTCTAAAAAATAAATCATACTTCCGTTACACTCGTTTTCTAAAATTCCGCTTATATCATAATAACTAACATAGTAAGGTTTATTTCTTTCGTGAAAATCATCATTTAGTAAAGTTACTTTAATAAATGGTGTACCTACTGTAATATCTTCTATAACCTCTTTATTAGCTATTTCTGGCTGTTCTAAGACTTCCTTTTTCTCTTCTTTTGTAATTCCCTCATAAAGCTCTTTAATCTTGTTATATCGCTTTATATTAGGTCTGCCACCTTTCTCCCATCTGTAAATAGCTTGTACATCTACTCCTAGATTATGTGCTAGCATAGGTGCGTTTAAATTGTAATGTTCTTTAATAGTTCTAATCATTTCTTCAACTCTAATCACTTTGTTTACTTTCCTTTCTTGTTTTTCTTTTTTAATTTTCTCGATGTTGTTAAATGCTGTGAATAAATTATCCTTTGAATATAATTCCGTCATCTTCAACTTTCTCCTCTTTATCTTCAATCACTTCTTTAAAGTGAATTTCTAACAATTCTACTTCTGTTCTATCGTTCTCAAATAGTTCTAACGGTATAGTAGTTTGTCCATAAGTTCTACTTCTTACTCCCTCTTTATCAAGTCTGTAGATTCTGTTGTCATATCTGAAATAAATTACCTCTACATCTGTGAATGTTGCTGCTATTTCTTTACCTGTAACCATCCTTTTTAATTGCCAAAACTCTTTTCTCATTTTTTATTTACCTCTTTCTTTATCGAATCTATGTTCTTGCAACCATTTAGCAAACTCTTTCTTTTGTGCTAATAGGTCGTAACCTGTTTCATCGTATATAGCTTCTGCTATGTCGTTAGTACTTAATCTTTCTAAGTGAAAATCCTTGAATATCTCGTACATCTCGTTATAGAACTCTTCTAATCGTTTCTTGCCATAACCTCTATTTCTTAATGCTAGTAATGGTATTCCTAACAATTTAACAAATAAACCTTGGTATACTAAGTCCTCCATCTCTTTCTCTTTTTGGATCAACTCTTGTTCTATTCTTTTAATTTCCGGCTCTAATTTTCTTCTAGCTTCATTTCTTGCTATATTAGTTAAAGCCGTTGGACTTGCTAAAACTAAATTAGATTTCTTAAGTTTTTTACTTCCTCCCTTTTTCTTCTTACTCTTTGCCATTTACTAACTCCTCTATCTCTTTATTTAACTCATTATCTATTGTTTCAACTTCATTTATTTTAATAATTAAACCGCTGTGCCTGTGCCATCTCTTTTTAATTATTAAATCTGTTATTAAGCTGTCATCTTTGTAGTAACCTAGTTTACACATTATATCTTGCAGTAGCTTCTGTAAGTTGTCTAAGTCTGGTCTAGTCGCTTTACGTTCTCCGTCTTTAGATTTCTTTGTGTTAGGGAATAACCACGTTACACTTAATTCTATAGGTGTGTCGTAAGTCTTGCGTGGTTGCTTCCCACTTAATGCTCTCACTAGTAAATATTCAGATTGCTTAATTTTCGATGTTTTGTAAAATGTCTTTGTCTTTGTAGAAAATTTCTTTTGCTGTGCTGTAGTTTTTGGTACTTCGTCCATCTTTACATAAAATTTCAATTTTTTAAACTCTCCTAATCTTCTAACCAATTATAGTTAAATTCACAATTTTTAGGTTTTGTCGAATTGTACAAACTTGCAATTACATAATTTTCAAAAATATTAATTTTTTTAGTTTTTAAAATTTGTTCCGTGCAATAATTTATATTTTGTTCAGTTAAGCTATTTAAACGCTCCTTAATGCTTGATACTGCTATACTCTCGTTGTTTATGCTATAGCTTTTGTTATCGTCTGTAGCTTGTATATTAGCTATAACTTGCTTAACATCTTGTTTTATTAAATCAAACCAAAAGTTATATAAATCTATATCTAGCTTTAACTTAACTTTATCAGCTACTAAGTTATTACTAAGTATCTCTTTGATAAAGTTATTATAATTATTA